TGGGTCTTGCCCAGTTGAAGACTGAAGGCGGCCAGACCGCTTTCGACAACGGTGCCGGCGAGCGTTACGTTTACAACCAGGAACATACGGAAATCGGCCTTGGCTATGCGATCACTCGCAAAGCCATTGACGACAACCTTTACAAGACGCAGTTCCACCCGTCGAACCTGGGCCTGATCGAAAGCTTCCATCAGACCAAAGAAATCTACGGCGCAAACCTTCTGAACACGGCGACCACCTATAACGCGAACGTCGGCGGCGACGGTGTGGCTCTTTGCGCCACTACCCACCCGATTGATGGCGCGACCGTGGCGAACACCCCGACGACGCAGGTTGACCTTAACGAGGCCACCCTGCTGAACTCGATGATTGCCATCCGCACCAACTTCAAAGATCAGGCGGGCCTGAAAATCTTCGCCCGTGGCCGCAAGTTGGTAATCCCGCCCGCCCTTGAGCCCGTTGCGATTCGTCTCCTGAAGACCGAGTTGCGCCCCGGCACTGCCGACAACGACGTGAACGCAATTCTCACGACCGCTGGCGGCCTTTCGGAAGGCTACATGGTCAATGACTTCTTGACCTCGGCCTATGCGTGGTTCCTGCTTACGAACATCGACGGCCTCTCCTACATGGAGCGCATCGGCTTTGAAACCGATATGCAGGTCGATTTTGTGACCGACAACCTGCTGGTCAAGGGCTATGAGCGTTACTCGTTTGGCTATTACAACTGGCGCTCGATCTTCGGGTCGTTCCCCACTTCGTAAGGACAAAGCCACATGACCATTACCGCCTTTTCGGGTCCGATTGTTGTATTTGGCCAGTCGCCTTACACTGGTTTGGAATACAACCCGGATCTTGGATCGTCCCTTTTTTGGGGCGGCACGGCTATTCTTGATCCGCGCCTTCCGTTCACCTACGTTGCGGGGGAAGCGCAGTCTGCCCCCGATTATGGGTGGTATGGTGTGGACAACGTCACCACGCTGAACGTGGTGCCTTACACTGCGTCTACCACGGCCATTGCGGCTGCGGCGGCTCCGGTCAACGGCACCGCCATGACTTTGGTCAGCGCGGCTTCCACGACCACTGGCGTGGCCATCATTCCGTCCATCACGCGATCTGACACAGGCGTGGCAGATACGAATGGTGGCGCGGGGCTTGTTGGGCTTGACAGTTACGCATCGGTGTCGGGTTACATTTCCAACGGCACTTCGGGCACGGCTGGCAACACGCTGATTGTTTCTACGGCCGGCAATGGCCCGCTTCTAATCGGCATGACCATCAGCGGCACCGGCATTGCGGCGGGGACTACGATCACCGGCTACGGCCCGACCGTTAACGCTACCAATGGCGCTTCTGCCACTGGTTTTACCGGCGCCTACACGGTCAGCGGCGCCCCTGTGGCGGCTGGCACAAGCGGTTCCGCGATTACCATCACGGCATCGTTTGCCAATGCTGTGCAGGCGCTGGCCATTCCACAGAACCCTCAGACCCCGAGTGTTTACCTGTGGAACCCGCAGGCCATTTTGGGGCGTGCTGTGTCAATCACTGCGACCAACGCTGGTGCTACTGGCGGTGTGTTTGTTGTGCGTGGGTATGATATCTATGGCTATCCAGTCACGGAAAACATCACTCACGCAGGTGGCGCAACGACCAAAACCGGGCTTAAGGCGTTCAAGTTCATCAAGTCCATCACGCCGTCATTTGCTGATACTCAAACGTATTCGGCGGGCACTTCGGACGTCATCGGCCTGCCGTTGCGCGCCGATTCCTTTGGCGAACTTGCCGTCAATGCGGGTGCTTCCAAAACGGCAACGACTCTGGTGACGGCGGCCACTGGTTTTGTGGCGTCGGATCAGGCGTTTGCAACTGCCACGACCGGCGACGTTCGCGGCACCTACGCATTGCAGACGGCTTCTTCTACTGGCGCCAATCGCTACGTCATCCGCCAGACCCCGCAGCCTTACAATGTCGGCTTGATTGCCGGTCTTGTGGGCACCACGCAGTTCGCCAACTTCTAAGGGACCGGGCAATGACCCACAGCAAACACCACAAGCACCACAGCGTTCATGAAATCGCCGCCGCTGGCGTTCATGGCGCGCATCACGTCCGCAAGCATCGCGCCCGTGGCGGCGAAGCCAAGCACGGTGAGGCGGAATCGCCCCACAAGGGTGAAAACGACGCCGAGCGTGATCTGCACGACAACCCGGAACGCCGCAACATCGCGCCCAAGATTTATGGTGAAGCGGAAGCCAAGAAGGCTGGCGGCCGCGCCAAGCGTAAGCACGGCGGCCACGTCATGCATCACCACTCTGGCCATGCGAAGCATGTCGGCGCCGTTCACGGCGAGCATGGCGCGCAGCATGCTGGGCGTAAGCCCCGCAAGAGCGGCGGCCGTGCTGGTGGTAGCGTTGAGTCCAACCCGTTCTCGCATGCGCGTCATGGCACCGCAGCCCATGGCCGCAAGCTTGAGCCTGAGACGATGGGCTAAGTCTTCGGGGGCTTCGGCCCCCGAGTTCTTTTGGAGGGCGTGATGGCTGGTGCTTGGACACGCCGTGAAGGCAAAAACCCAGCGGGCGGCTTAAACGAAAAGGGGCGCGCTTCTCTTCGCGCCGAAGGGCATGACATTAAACGCCCTGTGTCGCGTGAAGAAGCGCAGCACAATGAACTTGCCGCTGCCCGGCGCCGTTCTTTCTGTGTTAGAATGGAGGGAATGCGGAAGCATCTGGCGGGCGCTAAGACGGCGCGTGATCCTGATAGCCGCATCAACAAGTCTCTTCGTAAGTGGGATTGCAGTTAATGACCCCGGTTTTTGTTTCCATCACAACTTCTACCGCCGCCCGCAGTGCGGTTGTTGCGGTTGATAATTTTACAAACCCGTTCAATATTGGATTGATTGCTATTGCCACGGGCACGGTCACTTACAACATTGAAATTTCCCCGCAGGATCCGATGGACGCGGGCTACACGGCAGCGGGCGCCAATTGGGCCGCGCCAGTAATGGCAAGCCCATTGTCCGTAACAGGTTTGACGGCTTCAACGGCGGTGCCTTTGACGGTGCCGTGCCGGGCTATTTCGATCAACGTCACGGCAACCACTGGTTCCTCTACGGTTACGTTGTATCTGGTTCAGGCCGGGTTGCGGTAAAGCGCGAACATGGCAACCAGTGGCACGTATGCCTTCAATCCCAGCCTAGGCGAAATTGTCCTGTATGCTTACGGTCTGTGCCAAGTGCGGAACACCGCCCTGGCGCAGGAGCATATGGAAACGGCGCGCATGGCCACAAACATGCTGCTGTCGCGCTGGTCAAACCAGGGCGTAAACCTGTGGGCGGTGGATCAGATTACCGTTCCATTGGTGCAGGGCACGGCAACGTATAGCGTGCCGGCCAACACGGTCATGATGTTGGACGCTTACGTCACGACGGGCACGACTGGCACGGCCAGCGAGATTGACCGCATCATCCTGCCCGTAAGCCGCACAGAATACGCCTCATACCCCAACAAGCAGCAGCAGGGGTTCCCGACCATCTATTGGTTTGACCGCCTTCTGTCGCCAACTGTGACCCTTTGGCCGGTGCCTGACGGCAACGAGGTCAACCTCGTATATTACCGGGTGCGGCAGATACAGGATTCGGCGTTCACGGCAGGGCAGACGGTTGAAATCCCCTACTTGTGGCTTGAGGCGTTTGCCTTCGGTTTGGCGCAGCGTTTGGCCATGACATACCGCCCCGAATTGGTGGCGACGTTGAAGCCCTCGGCGGACGAGGCTTACCAAATTGCCGCCGAGCAGAACGTGGAAAATGCCAACACTTACATCTCCCCACAGATTGCCGGATATTATCGGTAGGAGATGACCGGGCATGCGCGCGCACGGTAGGGCCAGAGTAAGTTCAAAAAACCCGCGCGCCTTTGGCATCTGCGACCGATGCGGCATGCTTTACAACCACATTGACTTGCGGTGGCAGTATGATTGGGCGGGCGCGAGCCTTATCAATAAACGCATTCTTGTGTGTGCACATTGTGAGGACACGCCGCAGGAGCAGCTTCGTGCAATTGTCCTGCCTGCGGATCCAGTGCCAATCGTCAACCCGCGCGTTCAGGACTTTGCAAACGACGAGTCCGATTATTTTTCCACCAATGCGCCGACTGTTTACGACGCGACGACCGGCATTCCGATCCCTTCCACAACGGATATCACAACGGAAAACGGCATAATCATCACGCCGCAGCCCATCGGGGCGCCATTGGGCTTGGATCAAAACGCCCAGATGCCGCTGGTGAACAATGTTACGTGGGGCGTGGCGCTTCCGGTGGTTTCAATATCTTCCATCGGCACAAACACCGTCACGGTGACGTGCAGCCAATCTCACAATTTGTTGACGGACGCGCAAGTCGCAGTTCAAGGCATAACGGATAAAAATGCCTCAGGATTTTATTCAATCACAGTAACCACGGCTACCGCTTTCACTTACACCGCAAACAAGGTAATACCTTCAGGTTCTTTGATCACTGGAAAAACTCTTGTGACTACGGTAAACGTTGGTCTGCCTTACGATTACGCTCAAATACCACAAACTGGAGTTTGAAGTGGCCAACACGCCGATTTCCAACCTCCCCGTTGCAACCGCGCTTTCGGGTTCTGAGCAGATACCGATTGTCCAGGCCGGAACAACAAGCCGCACGACGACGGGCGCCATTGCTGGGTTGGCCAACAACATTTCAATTTCCACCGGCACCGGGCTAACGGGCGGACCCATTACCGGCACCGGCACTATCAGCTTGGTTGCGCCTGTTCCAGTGTCGTTGGGTGGCACTGGCCTGACTACAGCGCCGGTTAACGGCGCGCTTTTGATTGGCAACGGCACGGGCTACAGCAGCGCCACCCTGACGGCGGGCGCGAACGTCGCCATCACCAACGGTGCCGGCACAATCACGATTGCGACGACAGGCGGCAGCGGCACCGTAACCAGCATTGCCGCTGGAACAGGTTTGAATGGCGGCACAATCACGACGTCTGGCGTGATTGGCATTGCCAGCACGGGCGTAGCGGCTAACTCGTATGGCAGCGCCTCTAGCGTGCCAACTTACACTGTAAACGCCCAGGGCCAGCTTACAGCGGCTAGTAACACGGCAATTGCCATTGCTTCGGGGGCGGTGTCGGGCCTTGCAGCATCAGCCACGACTGACACTACCAACGCCGCCAACATCACCAGCGGAACCCTACCTACCGGCCGCATTGCGGGAAGCTACACCGGCATTACGGGCGTCGGGACATTGACGGTAGGCGCTATCGGCACGGGCTTTACGGCAATCCCCAATAGCGCCTTGGCCAATAGCGCAATTACGATTAACAGCACCCCGGTTTCTTTGGGCGGCACGATTTCGATCTCGGCGGGCTCAGGCACTGTCACGAGCATTAGCACCGGCACCGGGCTTTCCGGGGGTCCGATTACGACGTCGGGAACCATTATCCTCGCGTCGATTGCGGGCAATTCTTTGTTGGGCAATCCCGGCACGGCATCGGCATCCCCTAGCGCGGTAACAGTTGGCTCTGGCTTGACGCTTTCGGCTGGCGGCACTTTGGCGGCATCGTCAACCACCGGAACCGTAACCAGCGTCAGCGTTGCGGGCGGCTCAACGGGCCTCACAACGTCGGGTGGGCCTATTACAACAAGCGGCACGATTACGCTTGCCGGCACTCTTGCCGTTGGCTCTGGCGGCACGGGCGTCACGGCGTCTTCTGGCGCCAATAGTGTTGTGCTGCGCGATTCCAGC